TTGATGTTGATGTTACCTTCTACTATGATGGTTCAATACACGCATCTCATGTCCATACTCCTATAAGCGAAGGAGCTAAAGGAGATACTGGTCCAACTGGTTACACTGGCTATACAGGTTACACTGGCTATACAGGTTACACTGGCTATACTGGTGATGCAGGTGCGGCTTCAACCGTAACTGGTCCAACTGGCTATACTGGTTATACTGGCTATACCGGTGACCAAGGAGCGGCAGCTGAAACTGGAGCAACTGGTTACACTGGTTACACTGGTTATACTGGTGACTCTGGAGCTGATTCTACAGTAACTGGTCCAACTGGCTACACTGGTTACACTGGAGATGCAGGTGCAGCTTCAACCGTAACTGGTCCAACTGGCTATACGGGTTATACTGGTCCAACTGGATATACGGGCTATACTGGCTATACTGGTCCAGATGGTGGAACTGGTCAATACGGAGGTTATTCTGCTAAATGGAATTTTGATACAAGTACGGCTGCTGATACAACGGATGACCCAGGGGCAGGAAAAATGAGATTTAATAGTGCAACATCGGCAAGTGTTACAGAAATGGTTATTAGTGAGACTGATGCTGATAGTAATGATATGGCAGCTTTCCTAGCTGCTTTAAGTGCTGCTGGAGCAACAGAACCTGATTACGGATTTGTAAAATTCTTTAGCGTTGCTACTCCTAATACTAAATTCTGGGATGGAAAAATTACTACAGTAGCTGACCAAGGAGATTATTACTGGTTAGAAATTACATATATTACTCATGGTGGTGGGGACCCTCCTTTTGCGAACGCAGAACCAATTGTATTGACATTTTCTCCAAGAGGTGATATTGGTGATACTGGTCCTACAGGCTACACAGGTTATACTGGTTACACTGGTTATACTGGAGATTCGGGAGCTGATTCAACTGTAACTGGTCCAACTGGCTACACAGGTTATACTGGCTACACTGGCTATACTGGAGATGTTGGTGCAGCTTCAACCGTAACTGGTCCAACTGGCTACACTGGATATACTGGCTACACTGGAGATACAGGAGATACTGGTGATGCTGGAGCAGCCTCAACTGTAACTGGTCCAACAGGTTACACTGGTTATACTGGATACACAGGATATACCGGAGATACTGGTGACGCTGGAGCAGCTTCAACCGTAACAGGTCCAACTGGTTATACTGGCTATACTGGTTATACTGGAGACACTGGAGACGCAGGTGCAGCTTCAACTGTAACTGGTCCAACTGGTTATACAGGCTATACTGGAGATGCAGGTGACATTGGTGCAACTGGCTATACCGGTTATACAGGAGATACTGGAGATGCTGGTGCAGCTTCAACTGTAACTGGTCCTACTGGATATACTGGCTATACTGGAGACGCAGGTGCAGCTTCAACTGTAACTGGTCCAACCGGCTACACTGGTTATACTGGTGACGCAGGAGCGGCTTCAACTGTTACTGGTCCTACAGGCTACACTGGCTATACTGGTGATGCTGGTGCAGCTTCAACTGTAACAGGTCCAACCGGTTACACTGGATATACTGGCTATACTGGAGATGCAGGTGCAGCTTCAACTGTAACTGGTCCAACTGGATATACTGGTTATACTGGTTACACGGGATATACTGGACCAGAATCTGTCACTCTTACCAATACAGTAACTCTTACAAACAAATCAATTACGCCAAGAGTATTAACGTTCACAACGGACGCGACACCAGAAGTGGACTCGGACGATTACGACGTGGTAACAATAACGGCTCAAGACGTAGCGATTACAGACGTCGATATGGTTGGAAGTGCAGAGGTTAATTTTCAAAAACTTATTTTCAGAATTAAGGACGACGGAGCAGCAATAGCAATTACTTGGGGAGATGATTTTGAGGACGCAGGAAAGGCATTACCAACAACAACGGTAATTAGTAAATTGTTACAAGTTGGCTTTATATATAACACAGTAACCGCAAAATGGGGTTGTGCTGCAGTAGCTAACGAAACATAAACCTATGGCAGACTATGATATTACATATCTAAAAAAATTAACAGTTAGTAGCGAGAAAGATTATGCAGCCTTTGGGCGAATGGCTAAATTAGATGATACTCATTTTATTATTGCCACCAGAGACGCTTTAGCTCACGGAATGTTATATAGTGTGAGTATAGATGCTAATTATGATTTAACAGTAGAAGATTCGTTAGAGTTTCAGACAACTAACAATGAGGGTAATTCAATAGTTGCTCTTGACGGAACTCATTTTGCTGTTTCTTGTCAAGGAAATGTCGGAGATGGATTTGTGGGAACATATAGTGTGGACGCTAATTTTGATATAACACTTATAGACCAATTTGAGTTTGACACAGCTAGTGCTTATTGGACTTCTATTTGTCAGATGGACAGCACTCACCTTGCAGTAGCTTATCACGAACAATATGGAGCTGGTTACTTAAAAACATTTAGTATGACGGCGGGTTTTGATAGCATAGCGTTAGTTGATACTATAACTACCCATAATAGAGATTCAGACGGTAATGGTTTTAATGCTCTAGTTCGCATAGATAGCACTCACGTTATATTAGCTATGACAACTGGAGACAGTTATATAACTACTTATAGTATGGATAGTAGTGGAGATAACTTAACAGAAGTAGATGACTTAAAGTGGACTACGAATAACTCAACATATATATCAATGAAAGCTATTGATGATACTCATTTCGCAGCTGCATATACATACGGTAATACTGGAGTTACTACTGTTTTTTCTATTAACGGCTCATACGAGATAGCAGAAGATGATTCTTTTACATTTGAAACTACCAGATGTTATGGTGGTGGAATATCTAAAATAGACGGCACCCATACTGTCATTAATTGGTCTGGTCCTGACGTTGATGGGTTTATTGGAACGTATGACCTTGGTTCTAGTCTTAATGACATATCAAATGATGATGAATTAGAACATAACACAACTTACGGGGTTTCAGGAGACGTACTTATGATAGACGATAGTCATTGTGTACTAATTTCTAGCGATAGTGCAGTTGGGTTGGTTGCAAAAACTTTTGACTTAAATGTTCCAGTTGTAGCCACAGACACAGGTTTTTTACTTATGTTTTAATAATAAATTAGATGGAAAATAGCAATGGAAATGGCGAGAGTAAAATAAGGAAAGTAATTTTTAATGAAGTTACTTTAGTTTTAGCATTGGTTAGTGTCATTTCTGGAGTTATTTTCTGGATTTCCAATCCTCAAAATGAAATGCAGATTAGAATTATTAAACTTGAAGCACAAGTAGAAAGCAATCATACGGTAACAGCAGCTCTAGAGAAGATAAAGAACAATGACTTTGTTGAGTTTCAACTGAAGATGGACCAAATAGAAGATAGGCAAATAGATATTTTAAAAGCATTATCTGCCATAAATCAACAACTATCAATTAATAACGATTATATTAGATAATATGAATAATAAATTTATAGATGGTGGAGCATTTGTTGGAGAAGGCGATAAAGATTTCGCTGGAGGAACTTTACCGTTTGAGGTTAGGCTCGAAGACGGTGATTGGAACAAGTCAAAGTATCTACCAACAGGAGAGAAACAGCGTGGCATTAACGGGGATAAACTAAACTGCGTTACTCAGAGCAATCACAATAGTTTCGAGTTTCAGTTAAACCAAATGATTGTTGACAAAACTATTCCAGTCGGCAACTTGCAATGGCTTAGTCGGAAAGGTTACTTAGATAGTTTAGGTAAGGTTAACTTCTCTGAGAAGTACAATAGTATTTTAAATAAAACAGGTGAATATAAGGGTAACTGGCTCTATAGAGTAGCTAACGATGTTAGAAAGAATGGATTAATTCCTCAGTCTATGTTGCCAGAACTGGTGAACGAGAACTGGGATACTTACTATAATCCATCACAGGTTACGGAGGAAATGCTGGACCTAGGAAAAGAATTTTTACTATGGTTCGATGTGTCTTATGAATGGATTCATGATAAGAGCATTATGAACTTAGTCAAACAACTCCAACATTCTCCTATCCAGATTGTATTTCCGAATCATGCAGTAGTTGAGATAAAGAGTAAACAGCAATTGATGGATTACTATGACAGCTATGACCCTTGGGTGAAAGAGAAACTCCAGAGTCAGATTACTTCTTATTTCAAACTACTCATTAAACCGCTTTCAATTTTACCAGATGCAACTTACATAATTAAAGATGCTAACTCTTTCACGACTGGTATATGGGTTGGAGCAAAAAGTGAGGCAGAATTGGTAGCTAAAGCTGAAGCATTGGGATTCCCGATTCCTAGGACTCCAACAGGTGGACTAGATTGGGATGCGTTTATTCAAGGTACATTTACATTAAATAATTAATAAGTAAAATAATCCGCAATTATGAACAAGCCAAAATTTAGTGTCGCACTCATCGCAAGAAACGAAGCTAAGACTTTACCTAAGATGATCGCCTCCCTGAAAGAGTTTCAGGATCGTGGCGGTGAAATCTGGGTCCTGGATACTGGTTCAACTGATAAGACAGTTGAGGTAGCTAAAAATTTAGGATGCAAGGTAGAGGCAGTAGGAGATAAGTTCAAGATTAACATCGATGAAGCATTGGCAAAGAAAATCAATGATAAGTTTATCGTTGATGGAGAAGAACCAGTCGTAAATGCTGGAGAGTCAATGTTTGACTTTGGTTCAGCTAGGAACTACATTTCTACATTTCCAGAGAATGACATGATAGCAAACCCTGACTGCGATGAGGTTTATACGAAAATGGATATTGATAAGTTGAATCAAGGTGTTGAAGATGGTTTTGAGCAATTCGAGTACAACTTCGTCTTCTCTCATGATCACCTCGGTAATGCAGTAATAAAGTTCAGACATTGCAAGTTCTACGATAGGAGAAAGCTAAAATGGGCTGGAATTATCCACGAAGTCTTGCAGGGAAGTGCAAAAAAGATATTCTTCGAAGAGGACGTTATCAAGCTAGAACATTATCAAAACATTGAGACTAATCGTTCTGGATACATAAAAGGTCTGGCAGTTGATTGTTTCAATCATCCGGAGAACGATCGCAACTCACATTATTTTGCTAGGGAAATGTATTACTTAGGTAGAACTAAGTCGGCAATAAAAGAGTTTAAAAATCACATTTCAATGAAAAGGTGGGCAACAGAAGCGTCTCAATCAATGTTGTACGTCGGAGATTGCTATAAGAAATTGGACGATACTGGTGAAATGCTCAAATGGTATGCTCTATCAGTCGATAAGGAAGCGAGAAGAGAGCCTCTTATGCGAATAGCTGACTTCTATTACAACAAAGGAATGCACCAACAGGTGGTGCTTTATGCAGAAGCAGCTTTAACCATTATCCAGTTACCATTCTATTCGAATCATCAACCATACTACGAACACGTTCCGCACGAATTACTGTACCTTTCATATTGGCAACTTGGAGATAGGGTTAAGAGCAAAGAACATTGGAAGAAAGCCATTGCTTTTATCCCAAGCAATCCAAAATACCTCTCAGATGCTCAATTCTATAAAGACGAACCCCAAGTAATTCCTATGATTTCGTTCATTATTCCCACTTTGGGGAGAGAAGAGGGATTAAAGAAATGTATAGAATCAATAAGAAAGCTTAACTATCCTCAGAGCAAAATAGAAATAATCGTCAAGCAAGACAGCTTTGAGAATAGAACTGGTGTACCTAAACTTGTTGATCAAGGAGTTAAAGAAGCAAAAGGAGAGTGGATTGTTTATGCAGCTAATGACATTGAATTCTTACCTGAGGCAATTAACGAAGCCTTACTTGAAGGAGAACTCGGTTACGTTGCCTTCAATACTGCAACTCATTTCCCAGCAGGAGAAGGACCAGTCAATGAACACTTCATTATCAGAAAAGACATAATTGAGAAGATTGGTGAAGTATTCGATACTGACTTCTGGCATGTTGGGGTAGATGACTTGCTCATGGCTAAGATGGAGAAGTTGGGGATATTCAAAACAGCTAAGAAAGCGATTATAGAACATCATCACTTTACTCAAGATGCTCAAAAAGATGAAGTCTACAAGCTCGGCTGGGACAAAGTAAAGGTCGAAATGGATCGTGCATTATTAGTTAAAAAATTAAAAGAAATATAAATATATGAACAAAGTAAATTTAACACTAAACGAAGCTGGCAGTTTAATATTAGGTGCAGGCTTGATGAAGTTGACTACTGACGTTAATACTGGCTTGATAATTATTGCAGTTGGTGCGATAATCAAAGTAGGAGTTGCTATTTTGAAGAAGTATGGTGTAGTCGTAGGAAAGAAAAAATAATTGGTATTAAGTTAACAAACAAATGAACCCTCAAATTAAAATTACACACAACATAGGCAACACGATTACTATTCCAAATGAGTTGGATATTAAAACTGCTACCTATATGAGCAGTAATATAGCTGCGGGGGTTTTAGCTGTACCTGTAGACAATACTACTGACTTTACAGACGGAGCTTCAATCCTTCTATTATTATCGTCAGTTGGTGCTGAAAGCTGTGAAATAGCTACTTCGACTTCAAATACTGCTCAAGAATTCGTAACTTTGGCTACGGTAATGGCTCACACTCGTGGAGATTCTGTTAGTGAGTTAAAGTGGGACCAAATAGTTGTGTCAAAATCTACAACTATTGATGGAGTTTATACTGCCTATGCCACTCAGACAGTATTTGTCACTCAGCAAAATACGATTATCTATGACACGACTGGTCTTTCTACTGACTATTACAAGATCCAATGGAAGAACTCATTAACGGCATTGCTCTCAGGATTTTCTACTGCTATAAGCGTAGATGCGTATCCTGACAATTCAGTCTATTCTATTATTGGTCCAGTGCGAAAAGCAATGGGAATCGCAGATGATGATAATAGGATTACAATGGAGCTTTGTATAGGAGCTGTTAATGATGCTAGGAAGTTCACAGCTGCTAAATTGTATGGTATCCGTCACGCTTGGCAACAAGAGTTCGAATACCCTATCAGATTACTAGCTGGAACTAATTATGTTAGTTTACCAACGAACGCTGATTTTACTGAGACTGATCGTTCTGTACTAGCTGCAAGATTCTTGACTGCCAATATATTAACACCTTATAGGTTGACATATATTGATAAAAGTGCTTGGAACAGTCGTTCGTGTTCAGTTCTTGGCGGTGAAACTTCAGGGGCAACTCTGACTGGTGCCGTCACTATTACGTTTGACAATGTTGGGGATTTCCCCGATACAACAACTGGTGTAGCTTATATAGCAACTACTGCTTATAGTGAAGAGATTGATGAAATAGCTTACACTGGCTTAGATTTAACAACGAATCAATTAACTGGAGTGACGGGAATCACACGAGATATTCCCGATGGGACTAGGATATGGTCGAATCCTACAATTTCACAGCCTGTCTGTTATACGGTATATGATGGAAAATTGGTTTTTGACAAAATAATCCCAGATTCAATGCAGGGGAAGAACCTTTACATTGATTACTACAAGATAATTGGAGAAGTTGAGAGTCTCTCTCAAGAGCTAAAAGAGCATTACAGAGAGATTTATAAGTGGTATTTACGCTATGCTATCAAGTATCGAAAAGATACTTCTCTTAGCAAAGACGACCCTGACCTAAAGAAATTTGAAGATCTAATACAAGCACTCTTTAATAATCTTTATACGGGGCAGACTACTACTATAGTTACAGGTTAAACAAAATTTATATGGCTTATACAAATCCGCTGATTCCTTTAGTTGATATTCAGCAACAGGAACAGCCCGACAATACGAGTTCTTATCAGTTGATTACCTTTGGTACTGTCACTGGTGGAACACCTTACGCAGGAGCCACTTATGCAAACATTTTTGCATTAGAGTGTTTACTCCAAGACTTAGACGGGTCCGCCGTCTATCAGATGACTGGTACAGTCGCTGTCCCAGCGTGGTCAGCAGTCGGCTCTGGTGCAGCTGGAGCAACTGGTTACACAGGTTATACAGGATACACAGGTTATACTGGGTATACTGGAGATGACGGTGCAGCTTCAACCGTAACTGGTCCAACAGGTTATACGGGTTATACTGGAACTGCTGGTGCAGCTTCAGATACGGGAGCAACAGGTTATACTGGTTACACAGGATACACTGGTTACACTGGCTACACTGGAGATTCGGGAGCCGATTCTACAGTAACTGGTCCAACTGGTTACACTGGTTATACTGGTTATACTGGCTCTGATTCAACGGCTACAGGTCCTACTGGATATACAGGATATACAGGATATACAGGTCCAACAGGAATTACTACTGTTGTGAATACCATACAGACAACAGTCGGTGGTTCTTCGGTTGAAAACTTTTCAGCCGGAGACTTTGCTAGCGTTGTTGTTACTGATACGGTCTACGTCCAATTAGTTGATAATGGTGCGAACAATGTTTCTGTTCTATCCGCTGTCACTAATGCTGGTTCTGTTGACATTACGTTCAGTGCAGACCCATCAAGCGATACGATTGTTAATGTGTTAGTCTTAACACCCTAATTCGTATTAGTTTTTCTCCCCTCCACTTTCTTTGCGGATGAGTGGAGGGATAGGAATGTTAATAAAAATTTATGCCAAAAATAGAAGACATTAGAATACCGTATCCAACAGAGGGAGTTATTCGTTCAGCACAGTTGAGCGATACTGTTTGTCCTGAAAATTCTGTGCAGTTAGCAATTAATATGCACTTTGACAGGATTGGGTCAATGACTACAAGGCTTGGAGTGGAAGCATTGGATGTAGCCCTGGCAGGAAGTGTTACTTCTTTTGGAACCATAAATATTCAAGGGAGCACTAAAAGGTTATTCGGTCAAGTCGCAAAAGATATTTCAGCGTGGAATGGAACTGCTTGGACTTCAGTTAGAACTACTGGAGTAACTACTAAGGCTCGTTATAGTCAGTTCTTAAATAGAACCTGGATGGTAAATGGTAATGCTGGTGATGCCGTAATGACTTCTGACGGTACAGCTTTTGATACGACTGATGTTCCAGCTACGTTTCCAAAAGGAGACTTTATAGAAGCTGGCTTTGATGGGCGTGTCTGGGTTGCAGATTCTTCTAAGGATATTCTTTATTATACTGACATTGTTCAATCAACAGATGGAACAAGTTATGATGCACTTACATTTAGTTTAACTGAAAATTTTATAGCTAAATTTTCTCCTCAAAACGGAGAATCAATAACTGGGTTGTTTAGAGTTCCTAAAGCTCTCTTGCTTTTCAAAGAGAACCATATCTATCGTATATACAGCACAACGAATGTTGATCCATATCCAGCTTATAATGTTGGAACATTCTCTCAAGAATCAATTGTTCAGACGAAGAATGGAATCTTTTTTCATCACTCTTCTGGATTTTATAAATTTACTTACGACAGCCAACCTACTGAGATTTCTCGCAGGGTAAGTGATTTCGTGAAAGCTATTCCTAGGGCATCTTACGATGATGTTGTTGGAGTCTATGATGGTGTTGACGCTGTGAAATGGTCAGTCGGACCACTTACGGTTGAGGGAGTAACTTACGCTAATTGTCAAATGAGGTATTCTATATCAACTCAAGTATGGACTATCTATGATTTCGCAAGTACAGGAATTACGTCTATGATTAGATATGATGACGGAACTACTATTGAGCAGATTGCAGGAACTTCAACTGGACTTGTTGGTAAGCTAGATACGGGCAATACTGATTTCAGTGCTGCGATATATTATGAATTTATTGATCGCTGGCGTTCATTTACTGAAATGTATTCTCATTCAAAACAAATGATGGGTATGGCAGTTATGAGTGAAAATGCTGGAGGTGCTATGGTACAATATCAGACTGACAAAGAAGTTGTTAATAAGTATCACGATGTTGGTAAGATTAAATCAGACTATGCGAGATTGTTTCCAAATGAAGTAACTACAGATTTTAACTTAATTAGATTTAGAATAAATGGGAATTCTACAGGAACTCCTATAGTATTCAACGGCATCGAAGTACTGGCTCTTGATGATACTGGCTATGACCAAAACTAATGCAACTATCAGAATTATATTTGAATAGACTTCTCTATCGAGATAACAATCAGGATTCTGCAACAAAGGATTCAGCTTTTGTTTCTGCCGATTCGTCTGAAGTGGATCCAGCTTCAATCCCTTCTGGTGGTGCAGCTCAAGATATTAATACTGGCAATGTGCAGATAGATGGGGGGCAGTTAGAACCTGGAACCTATCCGACTACTACTCTCAATGTTTCGAATTGGGGATGGGGACAAACCTGTGCCTTCGTATCAGCTACTTTGAATACTGTTACTTGGGGAGCTGGCACGTTTACTTCTGCTGATGGAGATTCTTATGCTATTGGAGTTGGAACTACAGGAGTAATGGCAGCTAAAACTTATATATATTTAGATTTGAATGTCTCAGAGATTGCATATCAGGTTACAACAACACCTGCAACTTCAGTAGGTATCGGTAAAGTCCTTATTGCTGTTGCTCAAAATGCAGCTGATGATGCTACCTATAACTTATCCGAGGCTACTCAGGTAGTCAGTGATAATATTTTAGCTAATACAATTGATGTCTCGAAACTTGTGACTGGACAGTTGATTGTAACTGGAGGTGCTGCTGCTGACGTAAATGCTGGCGTTACCACAATTGTTGGTGGAAAAATAAGAACTGGTAGTATAGAATCAACTGGATATACGTATACTGCAGGTAATTATTCAGATTCTGGTATGCAGATAAATTTGGATAATGGAGTTATTCGTTCTCCCCATTTTGGAGTTGATTCTTCGGGTAATGCTTTTTTCTCTGGGACAATTGGTGCCTCAACTATTGAAGCTGGTAGTTATATTTTACTTAACAGTGGTGGAGATTTATGGCTAACATCTACTACTACTAATCCTTCGGAAATACGTTTTAGGTTGGCAAGTGATCCAACCAATGATTATTATACTATTTATGGTGCAAGTGATGGTGTATCATTTGGTTTCACAACAAATGGTGGCACTAATATTACAACAATATATAAGGGATATGCAGATGGAACTCTTAGGGTTAATAAGTTAGACATAGGAACTACTACAGCAGTAGAGTTAAGATATGTATCTTCTAATATATTAACATTTGCCACAGAAGATGCTGGAGTAGATACATTTAGACCTGCTTCTGCTGCTGGTGCGAATCTTGGCAGTTCAAGTTATCAATGGAATGATTTATATGTAGATGGAGTTGCATATATAGATAGGGTTGGAGAAAGTTTACTTCCTTCATCTGATAAAGCGTATGACCTTGGTGCAGCTGCTCTTAGATGGAAAACAGTACGTCTTGGAGATGGAGTTTCTGACGGAGTATATTTTGGAAGTGTTCAAGCATTTTATTATTCTGGAGGAGACGTTCAAATTCCTGTTGATTTAGATGTTACTGGGAATATTGATGTTACGGGAGACGTAGAATGTGATGATTTGATGCTTGATAATGGTGGGAATACTCTTTCTGGAGACGGAACACATGTTGAATTTAATGGAACGTCAAATGCTCATTTAGTTCCTGCTAGTGGTTTGATCAATAGTGCTCAGTTGGGGACAGATACTAATTATTGGTATTCATTAGATTATGGTACTGGTGGACTTAATTCTCATTCAACACCTATGAGTGAAAAAGATGAACTAACACAACTTAAAACATTTAAAAATAAAAAAATAAAAGGAAAAACCATTCTTGACAAACAATCCGTTGACATAGAGTTAACGAATCACAATAGAAAAGCAATAAGGATGGACAAAGTAATAATGACACTTGTTGGAGCAGTTAATAAATTAGATAATAGGCTTAAAAAATTAGAAGTGGTATAATAAATATATGGCAAATGCAAAAACTTGGGAACAAGGATATGTTGGCACTGGTCAGCAACAAGGGCAAGGGACGCAAAAAACGCTGATAGAAATATATCAAAGCAATCCAGGGTTACAGAAAGAATTTCCTAACATGACAGGTAGGGGGATTTCTGGCGAATGGACTATTAATGACTGGTGGAATAAATATGGTGCTACTGACTATCCAGGAGTAACTTTGGTTCAGCCAGAAGACCAACAAACAGGAGCTCAAGAGGAATCAGAGCAAAAATATGCTAACTCTCAAGCTGGAAATCAGGCACTTCAAGAAGCGACTAATGGCGGAAGCAGTTTGGAAGAAATTATTGCTGCTTTAGAATCAGGTGACTGGTCTGGAATCAAGGATGCTGGTGGACAGCCTTTCAGTATTGAAGTTCAACAAGAAGCCTTATCACAAGCCAATGAGGATAACAAATTATATTACGAAGCCTTAAAAACTAAAGAAACCGCTGATGCAGAATCGGCATTAGCCCAGAAACAAGCTGACTATCAAGATTATCTACTCAACTCTGGACAACAATTTGAGGCTGACAAAACAACTCTAGACCAAAGAGCTGCCAGTTCTGGTGTGCTTTTTTCTGGTGGTAGAGTTCAAAAAGAAAAGAATCTCCAAAGAGGATACGAACAGAATCAGGCATATAATAGAGATAAAATTAGTAGGAGTATTGGCAATGAAGCCAGTGATTTTCAATATCAATATGGCAATGAAGCTGCTCAAGGTTTGAGTAGCTACTACAATTTAGGTAGCAATACTTACAATCCGAATGTTGCCAGAAATGGAGTCGGCTCATCAAGTATATCGAGTGTCTATAATCCTGGTCAGTACAACTATCAAGGAACGAGAAATGTTGAGAGGTCATATAATGCTAACGAGAGAGCTGCCGATTATCTTAAGAACAAAGGTAACAAACTATTAAGTTCTAGTTATACTAACCAACTATAAATATATGGTATATTCATTAAGAGACGCATATAAAAATACAAACCCATTCAATGACTATTCTGATAGTTCATTTATGGGTTATACAAATGCAAATTCAACTCCATCCATACCTACTATGCCTGACATTCAAACTCAAACGGAAACACTTCCTAATGGCGGTGGTACTTATAATCCAGCTGGTTCATCTGCTATAACACCTGCTGCTCCAGTAGTTCCTACTCCTACAGAAACTGGATCTGGTGGATTTGTGCCAACTCCTGGGGTAAATTACGATAAATATAAAGACCCTAAAACTGGAGAGATAATGGGACCAGATGAGTATGCAATTTATTTAGCAAACAAGCTTCCTAAAAATAAGAACAATCAAGTTCCTGGTTACGCTGGAGATGCTATAACTGATCCGAACCAAACAGCTGACCAGTTAAAAAGACAAGCTACTGACCTGAACAATGCTCGCAACGATATAGCTGTTGGACAAACTGACCCATATAAAGTTGGTAATAAGTCTGGGATTGCTTACAGTCCTGCTCAACTCAAAGCTATTGAAAGTGCTTACGCTGGTATCTACGATCCAGCCTTGAAAGATGTTTTTGAAAGATTAGAAGAAAAAGAAGCGTCTGATAAAAAAATAGAAGATGAAGAAGCTTCTAGGAGAGCCACAACATTCTCTACAAATGAAGCTATAAGGAAATATTGGAACACTTATGGTGCGAATAAAGGTGGTAGTACTAATTTCTCGGGTGAGGATAATATTCCTGATTATAGTGATTCAAATCTTATAAAATTATCCTCAGCAGGAATCTTTCCAGATGAATTTGAAACAGCAAAAGATTACACATACGCTGCAAATACATTATTAGCTAATGGAATACAAGATATGGGTGAAGATGAATTGCAACTGATAGTAGACAAAATACTCGAAACGATTCCGCCAGAAGAATTTTACGATTATCTAAAGAGAACAAGAACATTTACTGGATATTTTGAAAATGGGTTAATGAAGGTAGCTTTAACGAAAGAGCAGATAGATGAAATGGAAAAAATTAGGATTAGAAATCTTTACGAAAAAAGAAAAAAATAATCATTAGATTATGATAAAAAAAGATAACAAATTATTAAGCGTTGGATCTATTGGCTCATCTAATAAATTACTTAGCGTTGGTGAGTCGACTGATGTTCAGCAAGAAGAACCTAAAGTTCCTGAGAACATACAACCTTTTATAGACAGAGGTGATACTCTTTCAAAACCTGATCCAACTTCTATCCCAAATCGTAGTATTTGGAATAGGATAGCCAAGGCAGTTCTCCCTACTTCAGCGGAGAACTTCTTCGGGTTAAATGATCCTGCGGAACCTGTCTCAACCAGAGACCAGATGATGATTAGTGAGAAGGCTAGAGAAGAAAGCAGTGCAAAAAATCAGGGACTTAGAGATCTTGAAAAGGGTGGAGAAAGCCTTAAAAATCTTTTTAGAAAAGTTCCACAAGTTGATTTTTTATATGACCAAATAGAAGGTATTGGTAAGAGAAATGCTGTTGATATTTGGAAACAAGGATATGAAGAAGTAAAGAGCACAAGAAATGCTATAGCAACTCAAGAGGTTGCCAAAGCTAAGGAAGAATTAGGTGACAAATATTCTGGCTTAGAACTTGAAGCTAGAGCAATGAGATTAGCTGAAATAAATAGTGGCAGGGGGCAACTTGCTATACCTGGTGGCATTAGTAAGAATGAAGACGGAACATACTCACAAGGACCATCAATGATGCTCCCAATAGCTGGGCTTACGTCAAATTATGCCAATGCCAGTCCTGCTGCTGTAATGAAAAACTGGGCTAGTCTCGCTAAGAAATCAGATACTCCAGAAAAGTTTGTTAAAGAGATATTTAAGAGAACTGGAGTTGAACGCAATGCTGCTAGTTCAGAAACTTTATTCAACTTTTGGAAATTCTTTAAGGGTGTAACAACATCTAATTCACAAACTGAAGCAATTAATCAGATGATTGTTCAATCTGCAAAGACAAATACACCAGCTCCTTTTGTAGAATTAGCAAATAACGAGATTGCTAGAGCCAATGCAACACAAGCAGCAGCACAACCTGGGCTTCAGAATGTTGCAGATAAGTCTTTATTTGGTGGAGAAAAACCAACCGAGGCTAAGGTTACTAAAACAGAAACTTCTACTTCGTTGCCAGAAGTAGCTTTAGAATATGACAGTAAACAGGATTTTCTGAATGATTTTTATGTTTATCCAAACTACAGTATGGAACCAGGGGCAACTAGGGTTTCAGAAGATGCTTTGAAACAAAATAGCAAGAACAGTTATTATCATGGAACAAATACTCAGGATCTTAAAAACATACTAAAAACTGGTTATATAAAACCAGGCGTTAGTTCTTTAGATGATCTAGGAGAGAGAACCATTTCTTTATCTAAAAATTTAAGTGTATCTGGAAGTTATGGAAATATCATATTTGAAATTGATAAAAATAATATAACACCTAGAGAGATAGATGTTAGTAAGGTTGTTAAGGGAGATGTTCCAGACGGGTTTGAGGTAAGGTATGACAAAGAAATTCCATTAAGCGATGTTAAGAGAGTTATCTTCCAAATTGGAGACAAAGAAGATTCTGCTAAGAGAATATTTACTGGCTGGGATGGCAAAGAAGAAACTCACTTAACTATTGGAGAAATAAAAGAACAGCTAGAGGCAAGTGGCATAAAAACATTTATTGTTGGAACGGATAAGGCAAAAATGGAGGCTATATACGACCAAGCTCATCAAGGAAAAACAGTCAAACCTCTATTTAATGATAAACAACAAGTTGCAGAAGTAGATGGTTCGAATGATCCTGATAATTATATATTCGCTGGTTCAGAACCAGTGAAGAAACCCAGCACAGCACCTATTCCACAAACAGCTGCTCCGGTTCAAAACGATGGTGGATTTTTCAATGAACCAGAAGCACCTCTGTTTAATGGAACGGCTCAGGCGGGGAAAACTACAGAACCACTGTTCAAAGGAACAACACAAACAGGAGGAGATCTGTCACCAGTCAAGAAATTGACACAAGTATTAAAGGAAATGGGACCAGAGAGAAGGGCAGCTACTGAAGAATTAAGAGTAAGTAGAGGTCGTAAAATTAACAAAGCAGTAGAAGCAACTAAAAATCTTGAAGGAGAAGAAAGATACTATGCCAAATTACATTATCTAAAAGGTGAACAAGAGTTACCAAAATATTCACCAGTTAGAGACAAGATGTCAGAAGCAGACGTGAAAGAATTGCATAATATGATTGAGAGAAATCCAACATTACCTTCATGGACAAGGATAAATGCGGGAGGAGCATTAGAAAAAGTATTAAATGGTGAAATGCCTCAACCAAAAGAGATAGAATTATTAGAAAAAGTTTTTGGAAGCGATCTTGCTAGAAGTGCTGCTAACAAAAAACATTTGAGAAGTAAAGATATATGGAGATTATTGAAAGATATAAAAAATATACCTAAATCAATGATGGCATCGGCTGATATGTCTGGTGCGTTTAGGCAGGGATTAGTCTTAATATCAGAATCGAAAGCGTACGTTCCTGCATTTAAGAGAATGTTCAAACTTTTCTTTAGCGAAAAAGCATTTCAGGCAAGTACAGATGAGATTGCGTCACGACCAACATTTGACCTTATGAGAGATGCTGGATTAGAAATGACAATGATGGGCACAGAAAGTCTTTCTGGAAGGGAAGAAAGGTTTATGTCAAACATAGCAGAAAAGATTCCAATAATTGGATCTGTAGTAAAGGCATCAGAAAGAGCTTACGTTGGATTCTTGAATGAATTAAGAGCAAATACATTTGATCTGTTCTACAACGATCAAAAGGAAAGGGGAGCCAAAGATGTTAAGAATTTTAAGAATTTTATAGCTATCGCTCATTGGATTAATGTAGCAACTGGGAGAGGAAGTCTGGGTGAGCTAGAAAAAATAGCGACTGGATTAAATAGTATATTCTGGTCTCCAAAATTAGCAGCATCCAAGATAGAGCTTATGAATCCAGCTACTTATTGGAAACTACCAAAGGGTGCAAGATCAAGAGCTGTAAAAGAAGTGTTAAAAACAACCGCTATTCTTTTGGGAACTTTACAACTTGCTAAGATGGCAGGAGCAGACATTGAATTAAATCCAACAAGTTCTGATTTCCTTAAAATAAAAGTAGGCAATACAAGAATAGATATTTTTGGTGGTCAATTGCAATACATTGTGTTTGCATCACGTTTTATCCTTAACCAAACAAAAACCTCTAAGGGAGAAATAAGAAAATTCGGAGAAGGATATAAGCCAGAAACACAACTAAGCCTTTCTGCCAGATTTGTTCGTGGTAAATTAGAACCAGCTACTGGGTTTGTAGTAGACATGATGAGTGGAGGAGAGAATATAGTTGGAGAAAAACTTACGCCAGGAAGTGTAGCATTTAACAGTCTGGTTCCATTATACTTACAAGACATGGCAGAAGCGTACATGGACATGGGAGTAAAATCCTTACTAATGGTTGCTGTTCCTGGGTTCTTTGGAATAGGTACTCAAACATACGATGCAAACAAGAATAGATCTAGCGGTTCAAGTAATAAGCTACAAAAAGTAGTAGACTAGATCGTTAAGTAATTTATAAAAAAAAGGACACCTGGTAACTGAGACTAGGTGTCTTTTTTATTTTACTTTAATTCCAGTGCTGCCAATATTAGAGGGGTAAAGTTCAGGGCTGTCTTTTCTAATCCGTTACACCTCAACTCATTGATGAGAATGTTCTCTGAACGGATAGATATTTCCTTGGTAAGCTTAATCTTCTTACTTTTGGCTACTTCAGAAAGAATCAACCCAAATTCAAATGCTATCTTCAAGCTTTTATTCCCATAAATAGGAGGTCTTGGAAAAATGTTCATTATTTTTTCTTCCTTTCATTTTTAAATATCTTACCTATTTTCCTATCTATCCACGCTCTGGAATCCCAGATAGAAACCCTATCCTCGGTCTCTTTCCTAGATCTCATTCTTCTAGCAAGCTTTCTCTTTTGTTTATGATTCATTTTTATATGCTTCTACTGGTGGAAGTTCTTTTGGGTCAGTTTCTGATGGCTTAACGGGTTGTGGCACTTCTATGTTTTTCGGTGCATCAATTTCGTATTTTTCATTATCTGCATAATAAAGAACATTCTCCATAAAACCCTCCTTTGTAAGAGCTTGCTTAGGTATGATTTTTATATCTAATTGCTTGCACAAGACATCAATTGCCTTGACTTTTTCTTGTGTTTTTTGGTCTCTTTCTTGTATTGTCATAGTTATTTGTTTAATTGTTTAGTCTCTTTCCCCCATTCCTTGATAGCTTCGTAATGAACATGGTAAGTTTTTTTGGTGGTATAGCACGTTTTTACTGTACTCGATATTACGTTCCCAAAAGGGTCTCTGTATTCATATACTTTTTTGAAGCTCGATGACTCACTTTTCAATATATATTCTTTTTTAGAGTAAAAGCATTTCTTGTAGAAATAGTCTTCCTCGAAAAGTTCATCTCGGATAAGGCTAATTTCATTTACTTTTGTTGCTAACGAAGACAATTCATCTCCCAACCTGTCAATCTTGTTTTCTAATTCTTTTTTTGTCATAGTTTTATATTTCACTTAAAAACAATTTATATGCGTCACTAATTTCATTGGCAGACTTGACTATCAAGTCCTCCATCTTTTCTATCTCCCTCTCGTCGAACTCACGATAGAAACTTTTAATTCTTCCAGTCACCTGAACTATCTTTTCTTTCTCCCTCCAGAAATCGTCAACGTCTATTGAACCCTCCTTAGTTTCAATCCAATCTAGGTGACAATACTCAGGCATCTTACCAATGCTATGCTTCAGGGCTGTTGCGTAGAAAATCAATTGCCCGTGCTTGATAACTTTAGCTTGCGTCCAAGGAATTTTACCAGTCTTTTTCTCTCTGAAGACATTTTTGACTGGGTCGTAATCATCAATGTAAGAGAGTATAGGAATACCACAAATCGTGGTTCGTATCTCATACTCTCTTTCGTCACAAACAATTAGGTCAGGAAGAAGTTCTTTATACGTTCCCTTCTCAATCATTTCTGCAATACCCTTACCAAACCTCAAATACTTGGTGTCTAGTTTGTGTCCACTCTCGAAGTATTCTCTACGATACCTCCCAGGACTGGACTTCCAACAAGACATTGCGGACCAAGATAAATGTGGCTTTGGCAATATGAGTTTATTTTTTTTCACTTAATTCGTTGTCCTTAGCTTCGAGTACAGGAAGTAGAGATTCCTTATCCTCGTCAGTCAACTTAACTGAAAGCTTGACTCTCTCTACAATAAGGTCTAGTGCTTCTTTACTCATGCAAGAGCTAATAGCCTGAGTAGCCTTGACTAAAGCCACGCTACTTACTGGAGATTGAGTAGGTGGTTCGATCGTAGTGTTCGGTGTAACTGGCTTAGGCTCTACCTTAGCTGGCTCTGGTCTTTTCCCATCTACTAGATAATACTCTTTCCAGAGTTTATTCATGTGAGGAGCAATGTAGTCGTGGGCTTCTTTAGGTGACTTTGCTTTGACAACTATTTCAGGTTGAATGTTACCAAATTGAACAGTAGGTATTACCATTTTAATTGAGTAGCTAATCATTTCTACTGGCAAAGTCTTGGTTACTGGCT